ACCTAAGTGCATCTAGTGCGTGATTGAAATTGTCTACAGGCTTGTTTGTGATCTGCCCGTTCTTGTCTTCAATATATTTGTAGTTCCTTAGTTCCTTGATCAGGTTGTAGCTTCTTTCGGTTGCATGAAGTCTGTATCTTCTGATGATGTCAATTCCTATGTTGATTGATCCTTTGATTGTAGGCTTGACATTCCACCCCATTCTGTAGATTTCTTCTATTGACTTAGGTTCTGCTGAATCAGCATAGACTTCATTGGCTTTGTCTAGACCTAGCATCTTCATTTCATTTGCTATATCCTGATTGGTCATACCTGTCCTGTAGATCAGTTCATCTACATACATATTGTCATCTAGAATGTAGGTTCTGACAAGTGAAGTAGGATCATTGCTAAAGCCAAAATCAAGACCATAGCTGACTAGTTTTGCTTCCCTTGGTATTTCCTTGATTGTGCTAAACGTGTAGACTAGTGATCTGCTTTGACCCCTTTCACCAAGTCCGTACACCCTCCAATAGTTTTCATCAATATCTTTCAGCCTTTCAATTTCCTGCTTGATGCCATCCCCCAGGAAAGGGTTGTCTTTGTAGGTGGTTTGAAAAAAGTCCACATCTGATCTAGTCAGTACCTTGTCATATATCCAATGCCATTCTTCTGATGGGTTGTAGTCCATGATGCTTCTGCCTGTGGTACGGAATAGAAGCTGCTGCCAATCTTCAAAGGTCAGTTCGTTTGCCTCATTGCAGAACAGAAGATCACGTTTTCTACCCCTGATTTTCTGTGGCATATCCAAGGAAATGAATTCAATGGTGTTCCCATTTAGGGAATATTCTGATGCTGTCTTTGAATGGTCTTCTTCTGAATAGATTTCATGATCCTTCAAGATTGTGAGGAAGTCACGCATGACAGTACCCCTTAAAGCAGGGTAGGTCTTTCTACAGATGGTTATGATTTTACCTGTGTTCTTTTTGCAGTATGAAAAAATGATCCACAGAAGAATGTTGTAGGTCTTCCCTGATCTTGTGCCACCCTGCTGAACTACTATTTTGGCTGTGCTATTTTCAAGGTGCTTGAATACCTTGTTTGTTTTGATGCTAGTTACTGCCATCCACTATGGTCACTTCAAAGACTTTCTTCCCATCAGCACCTGTGATTTCCTGTCTTTCGACATATCCCCTAGATTTCCCTTGTGTTTTAAGAAAGAAGATGATGGCAGTAGTATCACCGCCATCAATCTTCTGATCTAGCTTTCCTTCTACAAAATCAAGCCTACTATTCCTGCCTTCCACTACAGCCTGTTCTAAGCCATCCTGTTCAATCCATTTGTACAGGGTAACCCTATCTACCCCCAAAGACTTTGAAGCTGCTGACAGGTTACCATATGCCTTCACAATGGCTTTTTCAATAACAGATGTGTCAGGCTTTTTCATAGTGTTGATTTTTGTAGATTGGTGTTCCTAATTTAAACGGATTCTTCTGATTCTTGATCAGCTTCTTCTGCTTCAATCTGTGCTTCTTCTAGGGTGTTTGCAATGCCTGCATCATCTAGCATCTTTTTAAACAACAAAGCTAGATCAAAGATTCCTTCTTCTTGATCTAGGGTGATGGTCACCAGCTTTGATTCACTTTTGAAATTCAATTGAAAGTTTGACATTTGTATTTTATTTTGTTTTTAGTTTTAGTCCATCCATTTACCATGATTTATCAAATGCCAAAACCTATGCTTCAGCACTTCCAAAATCAATGATAACAGGCTGTCAGATTCATAGACACCTGCTTCTACTATTAGCTTGAATTTTGCCATGATTAAAATGGTAAAACTAATTTGTCATCTTCATTTGGAAATGAATTGACAGGCAAACTTCTGATTTTTTGATTGACATTTTCTTCCTTCTTGTAATCATTCAAGCTGATGCTGACATCCTTTCCAAAGTCATTTGGCTGATCATTGATGTTGATGTTGATGTTGAAGTATTCTTTCCCATTGTAGGTGTAGGTGTGGTTCTTTGCTTCAGTCAAACAGATTGTAGCTGTGATCCAGCTTGCACTTCTTTTCTTTCCGTTACCTAGTTTGATTTTTGGTTTTGTTTCCATGTGTTTATTTTATTGGTTTTCTTCTTCTTTTGATTGGTAGGTTTTCAATCACAGGTGCTTCAGTAGTAAAGGGGATTTCAACTACTTGTTCAGGAATTTCTTCTTTGTACCAGGTGGTGTTTGCCTCATTGCTGTACCATGAATACAAGTGATTGACTAGTTCTAGTCTACAGCTACTGCACCAATGTGAATAGGTGTGTGTAGGTGAAATGTATTTCATGTACAGGTAGATCAAATCTGTGTACACATCTTTATCATAGTTTCGAATGAATGAATGCTTTTTGTAGCACTCGTACAGATGAAAATGTTTCTTAAAAATTTCTAGGTCTTCAGATGTCATAGTGCGAATTTTTCAGTTAAATAGTCTTCAATAATTAAGTACACAAAAGGTGTGCAACTACTTATAAATATTGCAGAAAGCAAATCTGTTTTTAAAATTAGATAGACTAGACTGATCCAAAAGGATAAGCAGAAACTACAGCTGAATGGTTTGACTAGTTTGCGCTTTGTCAACTTGTTAAATATGACGGGGATTTTTAAGATGTAGAAGTAGATCAGGGTTATTGCTATTGATCCTAGTACACCAGCTGATGCATGATACATTTTCTGATATTTTTGATTGTGATGAAAATTGATGTGTGTGGAATTCCTGTTTCCTTGCTGACCTTCCTGACTGATCCTAGTTCAATGTACATCTTCAGGATTTCCTGATCATACCAATACAGGGAAGGGATGATTTTTGAAATGCTATCTGCTACTTCTTGGCTGTTGTCAATTTCTTCTTCATCCTTGATAAACTTGACAATGTCTTCTACAGGAACAAGTGCTGCATACATCCTGCCAAATTTCCCATATTTGGAATTAGCTTGATTGCAACAGATACGAACTATCCAAAACTTAAAGACTTGCTTTCCTTTTGCTTGCAGGTCTGTGATCTTTTGGGTGTCATATTCCAAGACAATGACAGCTACTTCCTGCCTCAAGTCTTCCCACAAATCTTTACCTATGTTCTGAAAAACATATTTGAATTCCTGATCATATAGCCAATCAATTACTTTCATTTGAATCTGATGACTTCACCTGTGGGGATGCCTGCATAGTCACACAGCCATTTGTTCCATTCAAATCTGACTTCTTTTTCTTTGCCATGATAGGCAGATGCTATCAGCCTGATTTGCTTCTGTACTATTTCAATAGTTTGAAAAGTGCCTTTTCCCTTGTTCATCCATTTTGACCATTGACCATCATCCATCTTGAATCTGATTTCAAGTGAATAGTCAGGCTTGGATGTAGGAAGCATTCTAGGCATTCTTCTTTTCTTTGATTATCACTTCTAGTCCAACAGCATCACAGATCATTCTTAGGTTGTGCAGGCTGATAGATTCCCATCCGTTTTCAACTTGATTGATGGGTGCATGACTGATGCCTATCTTTTCACATAGCTGAAGCTGTGTGTATCCGCTTTTCTTCCTTGCAATCTTGATCAGTCTTCCTTCTTCTAAACTCATTTGTCTGTTTGTTTCTGCTAATATACCTTTTTTATTAATATCCTATTTTTATAGGTTAAATTCTTAGACAAATGGCAGCAGATTGTAGATTCCCATTTCAATGAATTCTTGACCTTTCTTGACCAAGCACTTTCTGACATTTAATTCAAAGACATTTTTATCATTGAATCCATACTTCTTCTGTGCAATATCCATCAGAAGCTTGACAGGATTGTCTAGATCACTAGCAGCATTGCTGAAGCCAAAAAAGAATTCAACCCTTAGCATCTGATCTATTTCAATCTTAGCCTTTGGCATCATGAAAAGCATGGTAGTTTCATAATCTTTGTAGGCAGGTGTCTTGAAACGTTTTCCCTGCCATGCCATATTAACTGACAATGGCTTCTGATGTATCTTGAATTGAATCATTTAAAATAGTGAAGTTTGAATTGATGGCTGATAGCTAGAATCATATCTTTGATTTTCACCCTTTGGATATTCTTTGATTTCAAATAGTTTATTTTTCATGATTTCATTTTTTGTTTTTTTGTTTGCAATCACAAAAACATACCTGTGTTTGGATTCCCTTTTTACTTGATACAATTGATCACCATATTTTTCTTTTAGTTTTTTAACCCTATCAGGCTGAAATGAAAATTGATCCATCAGCGTTCTTGAATGAATATGTTCATGACCTTTTAATTTCCAATCCATTTGGGTGTGACTTTCACCTGTGTATATGAAATTGCAAGCCTGATATATATAGCCTGTGTGACCTACTGATTTGTCAGCATAAGAAACAATTATCATTGGGCTGGGTAACATTTTGAAAGCATGTGAAATAAAGAATGAATTTGAATTTTTATCCAGGTCATCATTTGTGCAAAGCCTATTTAATTCATATACTAATTCCATATGCTCTTTCCCAAACAATGAT